AATCAACCCTCTTTGAAGTAGTAGTGATAGAGCATAAGAAGGTCACTTTGTTTTCTAAAAAAGGTAGAGGTCCTTTTTCGGTTTGGATTGGAAAAGGTGTATGTTTGTTTTGGGAAAGGTGTAGAAAAGGTTATTTGTTTGTGTCCGCCTGGTATGCTCTGTCTCTGGTTTCTCGCAGCTACACTCCTTCCCATACAAAAACAAGGTTGGCTTCATGTTTGGCAATCTACCGCCGCCGCCCTACCATCCGAAATAATACCTACCTACCGGCCCTCCGACCAGACCAACCTCTCAGTTATAAATTTGCCTGCTGGCAAGAACAGACAAGTTCTTGTTTTCCTTAAAAAACCATTCCTGTTTTGCCTGCAAACTCCGTCCGGCTGGTTAATTTCCTATGTTCTATCCGGCTGGATCCCTTGTACGTACCAACCACCCGGGTGGATACGTTTTTCTAGGTTTGCCTGTACCACCCGGGTGGCAAAACATTGATATAATTAGGATTTATCTGGGGTTTTGCCTGCAGACCTACAGTGCCTTTTTACAAATCCGCAATTCTTTCGTAGGAAGCGAAAAAACTGCAAATAACCTTTTGGCTCCCCTTAGGATTCGTGATAAGATGAAAGTAAAAAAAGGAGAAAGCAAATGCCGAAAGCGCCTGCGAAAAGAATAAGAAGAGAGTCCCCGGCTTCTATTTATCGCACTTATGAGTGCGATAAATGCGGCTCTTTCCGAATCATGTGGAAAACTATTGATCATGCCTTTATTCTATGTGAAAGATGTAAAGAGGACATGATGCCTGAACTCAAAGAAGCCGGCTACAATCTAAAAGAGCATCTGAAGATATTGCCCAGAGCAATGCGTATCTGGGCTAATTAAGGGAAAAAGGAGAAGAAAATGACTTTTCGGATGATGTTAGTACAGTGGACCTGTGTGAAGCCTAATTCTGATGTTAACGATTTTACCGACGAACTGATTTTCGCCCTGATCCCCAAAACAACTAAGAAAGTGACCTACTTCTGGAGTTTGTTCAAATAGTAGGGTAGGCGGCGCAAAAATCTACCGCCGCCGCCCTATCTTTCTAATTAGATTCCATCCTGCCAGGCATCAGGTTTTCTGTCCGTCCGGTTGGATTCTAAATATGAAATCTACCGCCGCATACCTAAAAAACGGGTAGAAAATCCATCCTGCCAGATATACAGGAAATTGACCAGCCGGCTGGCTAAACCGGTTGGTCAAAACCAGGTTAAACTTTCCAGCCGGTTGGTAGGTAGGCGGGTTCCGGAACCTACCGCCAACCGCCGCTAAATCTACCGCCGCCGCCCTATTATCCGGATAGAAACCAGTCCTTCCGTCCGGACGGACAGGATTAAACGTGAATTTGTACTTACAAGAGCACAAGATGATGTGATTGCACGATATATGCACAAAATAACGTGCAAAACATAATTGTATAGTATAGTAAACTGATATATTACAAATTTGAAAAACTGCTTTTATGTCCACAAAAAATTTTCTATCTAAGCAGAAAATTTATTTTTCTCATTAATTTTAATCATTTAAAACTTTTTTCAAAAAATTCTTCCCGGATAGAAAAAATTTGTTGACAAGATTTAAAAGAATATATTATAAAAATAGATAGTTTTATCTGAAAGTAACATTTTAGTCATTAGACGAATGTTACTTCAGAAGTAAAGTAAGGGAGAACGAAGATGAACGCAAAAGAGAAAGCGACGATCGAAGAATTAGAGAAGAAGATTCAATCTCTAATAACTGAAAATTTTCAGTTAGAAGAGAGGAACGAATCTTTAGCTCTTGACGCAGAAGAGCTAAAGATTCTTCTTCAAAAGAAAAAGCAACTCATCACTGTCAATCATGCTGCAAATAACAAGTTTGCAGCGAAAATTGACGTCAAGACGTTCTCACGATACGATATCGTGAGACATTGTGTTTCAAGAAGAACTTGTGTTTATGAGATAGCTAACTTCTTGAAACAGAGCTACCTCAATAGCACTGATCGAAGCAAGTCACAAAGTGAAAAGAAGAAACATCTTTTTCACTTGTATTGTTTTGATCGTGCAGAAAAATATCTTCGTGACGTGTTGAAAGAACATGTCACGAAAGAAACGTTCGGGAAATTCCTTTCCCTCAAAGAGTACTATAACAATGTGAAAACAAATGAGAAGTTTAAAGACTTCTTCGAAAAAATGATTGAGAAAGAGAAGAAAGAGTATACTTCTCTTAAAAAGTAATTAAACACTAATTGATGAAGGGAATATTTGATTATATTCCCTTCATCTCATCACGTTAAGGGAGAAAAAATCGATGATAAAAGCAATAAATAAAAACGTGTTGAACATATTGAATACTCTTGATAAAGTTATAAGGGTATACTGTGAAAAGAGTGTAAATCGAAACAGACATTATTACACTGTATTGCTTAGTACGTTAAGTGATACAGAAATTAGCAAGCTAAAAAGCTTGCTAAAAGAAGACAAGTCTATAAAATCTATCATCATAAAATACAGGGATTTCATCAGAATCTCTGTTTATTTTAAGAGTGATAGAATGAATGAAAGACAAAGATTCGTTGTAAAGGGATAAACAAGAAACAGACGCAGTGCATTAATGCACTGCGTCTTTTCTTTTGCTTATATTCTATACTAATTTAGTATAGAATATTATGGGTAGTTTAGAAAACAGTTTTGTGCAGTGCAGTTTTATGACAAATAACTTTCAAAAAAACGTATGAGAAGACATTGACAGCATGTTTAGACTATAACTTGATAAATCTATCACGCTTATTCCCTCAACGCAGTGATCGTCTTCTCAATAGTGCTAATCAACGTTTTGTCACAAGCAAACAGATTGTGAAATAATATTTCCCAAATTGTGCATTGTCCCTGTATGAGATGATAATATTTACTATGTATGAAAAGCGAAGTATATATACAGAATTATGTACAGGGGTATACACTACTGATTCACTAATCACAAACGAACGCTTATACTCACCACCCCGACCTACAACCAATTTTTAGAAAATACTCCAATCAACCATTTAAAAACAACAACCAATTTTTAGAAAATACTCCAATCAACCAATTTTTAGAAAATACTCCAATTAACCATTTAAAAACAACCATAAACCAACACGTTTCTTCACTCTCTCAGTGTGAAACTGCTCAAAAAGGGTAAAAATAAAGGCCTTTAACTGGAAAACCGAACTTTTCCTAGATAAAACCTCATTTTTGGCAGGAAAAATCCCGAAATTCAACCTTTTTGACCAAAAACCAGCTAAAATATAGAGCTTGTGCATCACCCTAGAGGGTCCGACTCGTATCAATTTTCAGAAAGTGTTGGACAAAGCTTGTTTTCCTCACAGTTTTTCTTCTTCTGTGCATTAACCAGGTTTGTACGATTCAAATAGAAAAAACCGGTTGACTTAACCAGAAATAGAGCTAAACTGAAATAAATCTTCTGGTTCGATCTCAATCCTAATCTTCATAGAACTACTCCTTTAGGAGAACTTATGAGTAGGTTTAACAGACCGGAGAAATCTTCTCCCAATGAGCCTAACGACCGCATCATGGAACCCATTGAGGTTGTAATGACTGCTTCGGGTAGGCCATCGCAACGATTCTTTTATCAAAAGCTTGATATCACTAAGGGCGAACTTGCGATCTTGTTATCCGGATTCGGCGTAAACCGTGAGATTATCAGTCAGACTATCGGGATTGCAAAAAGGGAATATGAAAGAGCGATTCGAGAGTGGCCGGAATTTGGTGATAGGGTGATGGCGGCCAGGCGAGAAGCGGATGTAATGGTGGTCAATGCTTTGTTCAAAAGGGCGGTTGGTTATAATGTTGTGGAGACTATCGTTGAGCAAGGTGGTCGAATTGTCAAACAACACTATAAACACATCGCTCCGGATGTTGCAGCCTGTATCTTCTGGCTTAAGAATCGAATGAAGGATGAATGGTCTGATAACTACAAGGCGGAGTTGACGCTTAGGGATAGGATGGAACTTGGTAATCGACAGTTGACTAAAGGTGATTGATTGACGGTTCTAAACCGTAATATCAATAAGAAGTTTCGGGACCTTGTGGATGAGGGCGATGATGTCGTCCAAATCTATGATGTTCCTGATTTGGGTGGGGATTACTTCCGGAAGATGCCGGGTGATCCTCTTTCCTTGGCTAAATCTGCTGCGGTCAACTATCGCTCAGACCCTTTAAAGTTTATGAAACATGAGTTGGGTATCCCCACGGTTATGTGGCCGGGGGATGCTCCACCTAAACGTGCCACGGAGTGGAAGAAAACGCAACTGCCATTGTGGTCAAAGCAGAAGGAGATTCTCAAGGCGCTTGTCAAGTATCGTAAAGTGGCTGTAAAATCCGGGCATGGCGTAGGGAAAAGCTTCATTTCCGCCGGTGCTGCTCTGTATCTGCACTATGCTTGGCATGCTCTCGGTGTGACTACGGCACCGACATTTCGACAGGTTCGGCGTGTTCTCTGGGGGGAAATCCACAATCTCTACAATAATGCCCCGAGTAGGCTCGGCGGTCGCCTGTTTCAGACTTCACTGGAAAGTGGGGATAAGTGGTTTATTGAAGGTTTCAGTACTAAGGATCCTAGTTCGGCTTTTGCAGGTTTCCATGAAGAGAATATCTTTGTTATTGTGGATGAAGCGGGTGGTGTCACCCAAGAAGTTTTCGACACTATGCAAGGTATCCTCACTTCCGAAAACAGCTTTGTTCTGTTGATTGGTAATCCGTTGGATTCAAGTTCGGCTTTTGCTGATGCCTTTAGACCGGATTCTGAATATCACCAAATCACCATCTCTTGTCTTGATTCTCCGAATGTCAAGAACGGTTGGAATATTTATCCAAAGCTGACAACTTTTGACTGGCCGGAGAAGATGAAGAAGAAATGGGGGGCAGAAAGCAATCTGTATCGGGTTAGGGTTCTTGGTGAGTTCCCTACAGAAGGTAAAGATACACTCATCCCCGTTAAGTACATTGATCAGGCTCTGACATTATATAAAGAATATCTAGAGTCAACTAACCGTAGCAAGGAAGTGATTCTGAGCTTTGGTGTGGACGTGGCTCGTAAGGGTATTGATTCTACGGTTATCGGGGTGCTTCGCCAAAACACTGAAACGGAAATGAAACGGTTTGACATCATCGGGGAGTGGGAGAAACAGCGAATAGACGAGACTACCGACAGGGTGATTGAAGAGTATGAAAGGCTTGTTAAAGGTTTGCACTACAGACCGGTGATTAACATTGATGATATCGGTCTTGGTGGTGGTGTTACTGACAATCTTATCGGCAAAGGATATCCTGTCAATGGTTTGAATGTCGGGGAAACTCCAGATACTTATTCTGAACATGAAGAAAAGTTTTTGAACAAAAGGGCACAGTATTATTGGGGGTTAAGAGAATCTTTGTCCCATAGTGAAATAGCTATTGAGGATGATAATCTGGCGTTTGAATTGAGTAAGATCGGTCTTGATTTTCGTCGTGGTAGTGGTAAGGACAAAATCAAGATAGAAGATAAGGAAGATATCAGAAAGAAGTTGCAAGGTAAGTCTCCGGACAGAGCAGATTGCATGATGTTGACTTGTGCCGAGACTGATGAAAGAAAAACTGATGTTTGGATATTCTGATGGAAGATGTTAGTCACTGCCGTCCATGCGGTAGGAAATTTGAACCTTTTTGAGGTAGTTTGTATTATGAAGAAAAGGGAGTTTACTCCTCCTAATGTTATAGTCATTACCAAAGAAATTATTTGTTGTATTCATTCGTATAATGGTGAAGAAGTAGTAAAAATCTAAGGGAGGTGTTATGTCTTTTGAGCAGGTGATCATTCTGGAATTTATAGGTTTTTTCAAATGGGTAGGTGTATGTGGAATAGCAGTCATTTTGTTGGGTAGGACATTTAGGAATGTGATTGACTATCTCATTAAAGAGTTGGAAACCAAACAATGAACCGATTGACACGAATAGGCTTAGGTTTATTGAGAAAGACCGGTGGGTTAGGAGCCTATGACAGGCTTATCACCGAAAGACTTCGTGGTACCGGTGGCATGGACGAAGTCGTGGACAACCCATATGACAAGATTGACCTAGTCTATTCTTGTATCAGCTATACGGCTAAGGCCATTGCTCAGATACCCCTTGTAGTTGCTAAGAAGAATACAAGGACTGATAAGTATGAACCAGTGAGTGAAGACCATCCTTGGCAGGAACTTTTGGATCATCCTAATTATATCACTGCTAAGGTAGCCTTTGTCACTTCGGTTATCAGTTATCTGATGTTGGATGGTTGTGTAGCCATTATCCCGTTTCCTCCGGGAGCTACGGGGATGCCCGAATCTTTGTGGACAGTGAGATGGGATTTTTGTTCCTATGAACTTGATGATAACAGACATCTGAAGAAATGGATTTACAAACCTAAAGGTGATAATGGTCCTAAGTATGATTTAGGTCCTTACGAATTGTTCCAAGTCAAGTTTTGGAATCCGAAGAATATGTTTGAAGGTTTGGCACCTATTGAAGCCGGTAGACTTCCTCTTACTGAGCTATACAAATCCTCTCAGTACAATCTGAAATTT